TTTCTACGTCACCAATAAACACACCCTCTGCAATACCACCAGCTGTTGTACCTGCAAAAAATTTTGCAGCCTTACCTTTTTTATTTAATTCAGCAGCAACGTCTGCACCTTTTTTTAATTTTTTACCAGCCTCTCCTGTAATTTTAAAATAGTTACCGGCTTTCTTTGCTCTAACTGCAGAATTAGCTAAACTAGATCCAATTTTAAAACCTACACCACCTGGTATACCAACGTTTACTAAAAGCTCTGTAATTTTACCTGCAGTTGTTGCTTCTGCCATTTCATCTAGTTCTGTTAGATCGTCAAAATATCTTTCTATTTCTGCTGCTTTATCTGTATCGTTTACAAGATCATATACACTTGCACCTAAAGACATTACACCTTTTGGTATTTGTATAAGTCCTGAGCCTAAACCTGCAAAAATAGATTGTAGTGTACCAATGTCAGAATAATCTTCTGCCTCTGGTCTTAATTCTGTTTCTGTTTCTTGTATTGTGAGGTTATCATCTACGCCTAATATTCTAGCCATGGCTACCTCCTTATCTTACTGGTTTCAATAAAACTTCATCGCTCTTTGGATCTTTGTAACCAACAAATATTCTTTGATCAAAAATAACATATTGTCCATCTTTTGCTTCGTAAGCTGAAATAGTTGCTTGATCTGATTTATCAAACACGGCATCTACTTTTTCACCTGAAGCTCTAATTGCATCAGCTAATTGATTTGGTGCTGCAAAACCACCTTGTGATTTACTTGTTACTTTGAATATATTTTCTGCAACACTAGATGTTTTGTTAGCATAATCTATTGCTTCCTCTTTAGTCATGCCTAATGTATTTCTAGCAAAGTTATAATCTTTAGTTCTTACAGAATCAGCTTGTTTTTTTATATCAAATTTCTTTTGTAATTCTAATTTCTTTTCATAATCTTCTAGGGTATCCCCTCTTCTTTTTTCGTATTTTTCCTTTTCTAAATCTGATTCATATTCTTTTAATGCAGCAGCTTGTTTAATTTTACTTGCCTCTGCGTAAGGGTTTTGAGCTCCTGCAGCAAATGCAGCATCTAGGGCACCTTGTACCCCACCTTCTGTTAATCCTTGTCTAATGGCCTCTATGAGCTGGTAATTGCCTCTTTTAACAGCTCTATCGTAGCCTAGTTTCTGTAGTAATTCACTATCTGCTTTTGGTTTCTTAGCAGGAATGTTGCCCTCACCTCGCATTCTATCAGGTATATCTAAACCTTTTTGTTTAGGGATTACTGTTTCTGTTTTAGTTTCATCTTTAATATTAAAACCTTCAGCTCCACCAGGTTCTATTATTTCTTCTGTAATATCGTCGGTAGTTATTATGTTTGGATCTACCATCTCCATTTTCTTTTCAGAAATTTTAATATTGTCCGGTGACGCAGATGCAAGCAACGTATCTTCTTGATTAACTAATCTTGGAACTTTGCCATAATCAGACATACTAAAGTCTGGTGTAAATATGCTAGACAACTCTGCTTGTTTTGCTTGTAATTCTTCTGCTTTTGCTTGTGCGGGAGTTTTAAATAAATTTTTAAAACTTTGTCCAGTTAAAAAAGGTTGATCAAAACTAATACCAAAAAAACCAGGAGGAGTTCCATCTTGAAAACCTATTCTTGGTTCTTCAATACCATCCATGATCCCTTCTTTGATAGGGCCACCCATTCTAAACATTGGTCTATTTAAAGGTTTCATTAGCCTGGTTTTACCGCTCCATATATATTAGCGAACAAGTTACCAATACCAAGAGCATTAGATAAAGCTGTGCCAAAAGGATTTGGTGTTTGTGTTGGCAAGCCTGGGGTTGCAACACCACCAGATAATCCAGTTAAGGCTGTACCTAATCTTTCTAATCTTCCGTATGGTTCCATTGCACTTGCTTGTTCTCTTTGTTGTGTAGCTGTTAATTTTGCTTGATCTAATCCTTGTCTTAATGCACCAAGAGATCCTAATGCAGAAATATCTTGACCTAGACCTTGTCTCATAAAATTAGATAAACCAAACTGTTGACCAGCTAATCCAGCTCTAGCACCTGCTAGTGCTTGTTGTTGTTGAAATGCTTGTCCTCTTCTAGCTGCAGCGTCTTGAAATCCTTGTGCTAATAATCCACCTCTAATACCTGCTCTACCTGCTAATGTATCAGCATCAAACTGACCTAACATAGCTCCCTCTCTACCACCACCAAAACCACCTAGTCTAACAGCTGCATCTTGAATTCCTTGTCTGCCTGTACCTCTTTCTAAATCAAACTGTCTTAATGTTTCATCAATAACTTGTTGTTGAAATGGTGATTGAAATGCTGCAATTGATCCAGCCCCGGTCCCTGCTCCAGTGCCCGCGAACTGATCTAAACCGGCTACGTCTTGACCTGCTTGTGTTATGGCTTGTTGTGCAGATGATAAAAATGGTGCAAAGCTACCAACACCTGCTTGTGCAATTCCTATTGCTTGTGTTTGTAATGGATCAAGTCCAGCTACAAACTGTGGACCCATAAATGTTTTTGGATCTAATGGTGCACTAAAAGAAGTTTTAGCTTGTTGTGCAAAGTCTGTTACAAAATCTTTTAAATAATCTGGTACTGCCATTATACTACCCTACGTTCTAATTCCTTCATTGTATTATACATTTTTTGTGCACCAGCTTTTATACTACCTTTACCGGCACCCCTAACAGCATCAGCTGTCATAACAAACTCATTTTTACTTAATCTTGCAGGTACATCGTCTGCTTTTTCTTTCGCTCCAATTGGAACAAAACCACCTTCTGCCCTGAAGTCCATTTCTAAACCACCTAGGTTCATAAGTCCACCCTGTTTTTTAGGCGTTCTAACAGGCACACCACCTGTTGGATAATCAAACTTATTAAATCCTGCTGGTGTATCATAGCCTTTTACTTTTGATTCTGGGACTGACCCACCATCTTTTGCATAAAAGTTTCTCATTATATAATCTTTTCTAGGCATAAATAATAAATCTTGGTCACCATAATTATAAAAGTCCCTAGCTCTTTGATTTAATTGAGAAATACTAAAAGGTGTATTTACAATATCTGTTTCTTCTATCTCTTCTTCTTTAGGAGCTAATAATCCTGGTGCTAAAAAAGGTAATGCAGCACCAAGTGCACTAGCTGTTATACCAGCTCTACCTAAACTAAACTTACCTTTATCAAATAATAATGGGTTAGCTCTATTAAAAGGATTTAGAAATCTAGCTATACCTTCACCACCTACCCCACTAATTCCTTTAAGTCCTAAAGCTTTGTTTCCAAAAACATTTGATAAATTTGCAAGGTTACTTGGATTAGCTAATCTTGAAAAAAAACTACCTCCAGCTCCACCTAATGCAGTGCTTCCACCTAAAGCTGCACCACCAGCATATAATAAAGCCAGTCTACCAATAGGGCTATTAGCAACTTTTTTAACTCCTTTAACAGCTTTCTTAATCGGTCTAGTTATTTTTCTAACTAAACTTCCTAATCCATATAACTGTCGGGGTTCTTGCATTCTAGATATAGCCATATTTTTACCTTAATTTATCGTTTTACTTTGTTTTACTTACTAAATCAAGAGGCGGCATGATTACTTTTACATCTTGAGCCATGTCTTCTGGCTTATAACCCTTGGCTAGCCAGTCTTTTCTTTCTTTAAAAACCTCGCCTGTTTTCTTATGTCTATAAGTCTCTTCTACTTTTGCGTTTAATATTTCCATTAATCCGTCTTCTCCTTTAATATATTGAGATAACTAATACCAAATACCACTCCATCAGACACTGTACCAGCTGTTGTATAGGCTAATTTAGTACCGCCCTCTACTATTAAAGGAAGCGTTAATATCTCCACACTAGTAGATGTTGCAAGTTGCTGAGTATTAACTATCTCAAAGTTATTATTTTTAATTGTAACTGTTGGTGTGTTAGATCCTGATTTATTAGTCACTCTTAATGATCTTACTATAATAGTTTCATTAACAGTTGGTTCTAACATATCTATAGATTCCGCAGATGTAGTGGTTTTACCATAAAATTTATATTGATTTACTGTTGCCATTATGCGTCTAAGAAAAAACTTTTAGCTTCTATCTCTTGTTTTACTTCTTCTTGAAAAGAAGAATTAAGTTTTGTTATTACACCATCAAGATCTCTAACTAATGATTGTAGGTTTGCTCTACTATATTCTTCTTCTGCTCTTGTTAATGATTGTACAATTTTTGCCATAATTAAAATCCTAATATTCCTGCTAGTCCTCCTCTTCTAAAAGAACCCATTTCATCTGATCCACCTTTTCCTTTAGACCCTGGACTTCCTGTAGAATTACCCCCACCATAATTTCCCCTAAAACTATCTCTTACAGAATCTGATGCAGTATATCCACCAGCACCCACACCTTTTGATTTAGCTGCAGAGGCTGCTGTTATAGTGCCTCTATCTCTATCTGGTATACCAGATGTAGAATCAAAATCACCTCTATCTATTCTTTCTTGAAGGTCTATGACCTCATCTCTTGTTCCACCTGTTCTGTATTCCTCTTCTTGTTTTGCTTGTAATGCTGTTAATTCATCACGTGCTTGTTTGAGTTTAGCTTGTTGAAATTTAGATAAGACTCCACGATCCCTCATTTTTGAAATATAATTATTCAATGCTGTTTCATAGTCATTAGTCCCAAAACCTGATATTACATTTTTACCAGCTAATACAGAACCTGGTCCATATTTTAATCCACCTGTATTTGGATCTCTGCCTATCATCGGTAATCCAGCAGTAAATTTTAAATTATCTGATGTCCCTGTTATCCTAATCCCTGTGGCCCCTTCTAAAAAGTTTAATTGTGAAGGAAGTGCTGCATTGTAAGTTGGAGAATTAGGGTTAAATGGACTTCTTAATTTACTTAATATATTTGATATAGTAGGAATCCCACTTAATGGTCCTGTAGCTTGTGCTTCTAATCTATCTCCTAGTGTGCCTTTAATTTTTGGTTTAAAGAATCTACCAAACGTATCTCTTATACTTGTAATACCTTGGTTTATAAGATTGGGTGAAGGTAGTTGATCTTGCATAAACTCATCATACTCAGCAAAATTTTCGTACTTAGCTTGTAATGCTGGATTGTTTAAATATGTAGACAAATTTTTAGAAGACATATCTGAAATAGCCGGAATCGATAAAGGGTTTTCTCTTGTAAAAGTAGGATTAAGTGCACCAAAAGGATTAGCTCCGCCACCTCCTCCTCCTCCTGCTTGTCCAACATTAGTAAAAGGTATACCACCACTATCACCACTACCAATGCCTTCATTATCTTCGTCTTGAGGTAATTCAAAAGGGTTTAATAAATATTGTTGTAGTGGAACATATTTAAAACCTTCGTCTCTTATTTGTTGATCTGTTAAAGCCATTATCTTCTGCCTCCTGGATGTACATCTAATCTAAACGTTCCAAGTTTCCAATCTTGACTTGTAGCCGTATTTGCAACCTTTAAAGATATGGATCTAGCTCTTAATCTTGTGTCAACTTTTGTTGTAGATGGAGTAGATGTAAAATTTGTAGTGGTTGGTGAACTATTTGGGAAATCTCTAGTTTGAAAACTAATTTGAGTATCTCCTGTTTGTGATATAAAATCTGGTATAAACCTACTAATTCTCATTATAAATTCTCCATCTCCTCTGAGATCTGCCGTTCCAACAGTCTGACCTCTTACCGTTCTTCTAGTAATATCAAAATCTCCAGAAACAATGTTTGCCAAAACTGCTGTAACCACTCCTCCAGCATTAATTTGATCGGTCCCTGTTTCCTGCTGATAGTATATAGTACAACCGTCTGTATTACCAGTAACATCGTACGAGGCATTACTACTAGGATCATAAAAAGTTGCATGAGGTCTATCAAAAACAGCGGAGTCTTGCCATGCTGCTCTTGGAAGTGTGCCAGTGGTCCAGATAGGACGTTGACGTGTTGAATCAAGATAATTGTAAGTAACTACTCTATCAATTTGATCAGATGATTCTGTGCAATAAAACCAACTTACTTCACCAAACAGATTGTTTAAACCTGCATTAATAAGATCTCTAGATGTAGCATTTATATCATCGTACACATGGTCTTCCACTAAACATGGCATAGATCTTAATTGACCATCATATTGAAAGAACCCGTTTTCAGACATCCAATAAGCTGTACCATCAACTTCTATACAAGCGTTCTTTCCAAACAATCCACAGTTTGTACCTACTTGTTCAAATGAGAAAGTAAATGGTTGACCCACAAATTTCATAAGAAACAATGCTGTATCTGTCCAAACATAAATTGCATCTCTACCTCTGATGGCTCCCATAATTTCAGATCCATCTGCAAGTCTTTGTGTGCCTGCTGTATTCGTGGCGGTAACTGTATATGCGTTAGTCCCAGAAATATTTTCTTGATCAGAAAATCTTATAAACATATCGTCTTGTGTTGATTGGTCACCAACTGTAGTTTCGGTTCCAAAAAACACTAAGTGTCTATCGGGAGTAGAAACTAAAACATGTCTAGATTTAGTTGGTGCATTTGCAATAATTGTTGCTCTGTTTCCTGTAGCATTTGTTGCTGCAGCATCCCACTCAAAACATTGTCCATTATATATTAATGCTATTAACTTTGTTCCAAAGTTATCTAATATCCATAATCCTGGATCAATAGTAAAGTCAGAAGATGATGGATCACCCCAAGCAACAAATTTAGAAATGTCTGTAACTGTTGCGCCTGCGCTGTGTCCTGCTTTGGTTGTGCCATTAACTTCTCTTGCCCCACCACTTAAAATATTTGTTGTAGTATTATTTGCTGTAAAACTTATATCCTCTGACCCTATTCTAATTTCTCCTGCGGATGGAAACGCTGCAGTGTTTGTTAAAGGTATATCTGTTACTGTATCATTAATCGTAGAAGCTAGAGTTGTAGTAGCAGCTCCTAAAGCAGTACCAGACCATAAACCTGTACCCCAACCAAAACCACCTAACTGTTGTGCCGGTCCTACAGTGTAATATATTAAAACAGATGCTGATCCAGCTGCACTTAAAGGTGTCCCACTTTCTGCAGTTGCCATAGTTATGGTAAAAGTTGTTGTGGTTGGTATTGATGTCACCATAAATTTATTGTCTTCAAATGTAGCATTAGTAAATGTAGATCCACTTAATCCTGTTACACTATCAAACAAAACAATATCGTCTTCTTGTAAACCATGTGTTGATCCCAAAGTTACAGTGACTGTAGTTGATGATGAGGTGCTAGTAAAATTAGCTCCTGTTATTGTAGTTCTTATAGGATGAATATCATAAAATGTTCCACCAGAATATACATATAAAATTCTATTTGTGCCAAGTGCGGCGTACTTAATACCTGCATTGTCGTCAAAGTGATGAATAGCTCTACCCGCTCCAGTAAGTTTATCTTCTCCTAACTGTTGCCAACCACCTATTTTTTCTGGTGAGCCATATCTAAATCTAACATTATCACCATCAAACCACTGGCCCTCGGCCCCGGTTTCTGTGACTTGTTTGTTGAATCCTGGTAAAAACCCTAATTTTTGTAACATATAAAAACCTGTTTATTAGGTGTTATATCAGATTATAAATGATTTCAATAGATTTTAAGCAGAGGGACTGCGTGGTGGATAATCCCCCTGCAAGCTTAATTTATAGATTATTTTTTAATTTTTGTCAATGTCGTGCTTTTAAACCAGTTAGTTAAAATAATTATACCCAAGGTTTTTATCTAAAATGCTCCAAATGTAAGGGATAAAAGGAAACGTATTAATACTATTATCCTTAAAACTATTTAACCCTTTATTGTTTGATTTAATATATGCCTTTGTAGAATTCCAAGTATCATTATTTATTAAATGTTCGCTTGTCATTTCTTTAGTTTCTTTCCAAAATTTAGAATTATGTATAGAACCTCCATGGTAAACAAAAGCAATAAAATTTTCATAAGATTGTGAAAGAATATCAAATTCATAATTTACTTGTTGCTCCGACTTATTGTTTGCAATGTAATCAAAAAACAATCTATTTATATTGTCATAGATAACACCAGACAATGCTTCTAAAGGCTCATAAAATATTGCTCTGTTTCCGTTTTTAATTATTCTATTGTTTAATAATTTTTTAGATCTGTAGGGTTTAAATTTAAATTCATTTAAATTATTTTTATTTATTTTTTTATTTAATATTTTTTGTAAATCTTCTATCGCT